GGGCTGACGATGGTCTTGCCGGAATGTGCGGCCTTGAATTTCTCCCAGGCTTTCCCGCGGCGCTGGGATCCCGGGAACACGACACAATCAACGTCAAGCTTCTCGGGCTCAAGGACGCCCGTGTGAAAGTAGTTACCCACGCTAAAGGCCGGGATCTCTTCACGTTCGATCGTTTTCTCGATATATTTCTTAATGAAGATTTCCTCATCTTCGAGGAGATCCTTTAGCTGAGAGCTCGAATAGGTCCCGGCCGTCCCGTGGTATTCCTCGGAACTCATATCGTAAATCAGTTTATGAAGTTCGTAGTTCGGGGCCATCTTCGGAAACTTAGCCATTAGTCAGGCCTTTCCTTGGGTTGAAATTTCTCTTTCGGTACTTCTTCAACTTCGATTTTTGTTAGTCCAGTTTGAACTTGCGCGTGGGTAAGCTGCCAACCCATCTGCCAGACTTCCGGAAACCCGTCAAAACGGGTGAATGCGCACATGAGATAGGCCATTGCCCGCGCCCCATGCGCCACGTTTTGTTTTGACAAGATGTAGAAGGCCTCTTGAGCCATCTCAATAGCGATCTTTTCGTTCTTGTCTACCTCCGAGTCCATGCCTTCGGTAGTGCGCTTCACTCTCATTCGATAGATAGGGCGATCGGCTATCGGTTTGTCCGACAATCCCATTAGTTCGGCTCCGGCAATGGTTGAATAGGCTCTGGCTCTTCAACGCGCGTGACGTTGATCTTGAGTTCTGGAACCGGCTCGGTTTCATGAACTAAATCCCAAGACTCATGTTCGTAAAACACGTTGATGCAATTTCTCACCGGATCAAGAGTGAACCCACGGAATTCCGCGTCGGCAGGAATTCCGTCGATATTGATTTTCACTCCGGAGGCCCGCGTGAAGAACACACCAAAGATCCGCGGGTCAACAGTGACCCGCGCCATGCGTTTATACTTGGTGAGATCCTTCATGTCAGACATCTAGAGATCCGATCCGTCGTCTTCGTATTCTTCTTCCTCGTCGAACTCTTCCGAGTCATCGGATCCGTCGTCCTCTTCGAGGAGTTCCACGCCGATCAAGTGGGCGTCTTTGCCTTTAAATTTGCCCTTCTCAATGCGGCTCTTACCGTTGTAGGTCACTTGAATAAACTGGCCCTCTTCGACTTGCTCCAGTGCTTTGTTCAACTGGCCCGCAGAGTTCAGCGTGATGGTTTTTCCAGCCAAAGCCGCGCCCTCTTTTTTCTTCATGAACTGGGCCTCTTCGACCTCGACTTGCCACGACGGATTACCGTAGTTGTCCTCCCGTTGGCCGACGAGTTTACCGATCAAAACGTCGCCTTCTTCCCATTCATCCCACTTGCGGAAAGAAGAAGGTCCTCCCGAAAGTTTTTTCTTCGACTTAAATACCCGTTTCGCCATGCACTCTCCTTTTTTGTTGGTGCTTTTCTATCATCTTACAAACTTTCGTCCATTCGTCGGTGACTTCAATCGTGAAGCCCTCGAGCCTTAGATAACATCCGCCGTTGCCGTTCGTCTCAATCGTCACAATCTTGTCGAGACTCACGAGAACACTTTTCCCGGATGTCGTGTTGAACCTTTCGAGACTCATAGGCTATCGCCCTCCACGCGGTCGAAATACATTGAGAAGTTGTCATAATCACGCTGAGCACGACTATCGATGTAAAGACTAGAAGCAGGGACCTTGAAACCGTCACAGTCAATCTCCGAGTCTTTTTCATAGTCTGGACTCCATGCGAAAGGATCTAAGCGAACTTTGCCCGCAAGCTCTTTGATTTTCGGATCGTCAAAATAATACTGGAAGGCTTCGGTCATAGCCTCGGCAAGCCATTTGATTTTGTATTCTTGGCCGATCTCGCCTTCCATATAGATCGCGTCGTGCAAAGTGAAGATGACATTCACGGAACGCTTTTCAGCAATCTCAACAGCTTTTCGCATGACGGACGCCCCAAATCCCTGAATAGGGACGTTAGCGACGGATCTAAGGTTATCGTTGTCGCCCCAAACCCACCAGCCGCATGGGAGTTTGATAGCTCCTCCGCCTGAGTATTCGGTTTGGATTTCCTTTCTCCAGTCGGAGAAGACCTCAAATGTGTCATCGAATAAATCAATCTGATCTTGGGCTTCATCTTCGCTCCACGGTCTGCCCGTATCGTTGGTGAGTTTCACGGCCAAACCATACTTGGTCATCAGGTAAGAGATGCCGAGCACGGTAGATTTAAAAGCATTCCTCAAAGACTCGTGTGACTCTTTCGTTCCGTCGGCCGGTATCGCACCGGCTTTCTTTCCAAAGTAAAGGTATGGATCGCCCGAGAGATAGGCTTCGATCATATTCCGGTCGCCGCTTTCTAAACCACTGATGAAGAATTCTTGGCTTGCGTAGTCGATGCCCGCCAAAAATCGGCCTGGCTTCGGCGTGACTAGGGCGCGCATCCACGCGGGCTTGAGGAACATGAAGCCCGAGGCCGCGGGCTGAGAGCGCGAACTCTGGGCACCGTAGTGGTTCATGTATGGCCGTGCGCGGCCGTCAGATCCTACAGAGTCCCAGAAGTTCTTTTTCTTTCCGCCTTGAGAAAATCCATAGAGAGATTGTTTGAGCTTTAGAAAGCGAACCATTTGCGCACCGAAGTTATCGGTCGGATAGTCGTGCTTGAAATCGTAGAACCGCTCAAATGCTTCGAGCGCAAGCGAGATCTTGCCCGTGTCGGTCTTCATCCACTTGCGGACTTCATGATTATCCGAGATCCATTTCCGTGTGGCTTTTTGATCCCATGCGAAAGAGGACTTGGCTCTCTCCCAGCGAAATGGTTTGATATCGGGAAAGAGTTTATTTATCTCACGCTGGCAATCCTGAAGGATCATAGGAATTTGTCGCGAAAAATTTCTCGTCTTCTCAACGTCGATCGGATAGCCGCGATTCTCCTGTAGAGCCGTTAGTGCGGAGTAGCGGCCCCGGAGCATGGCCTCTTTAAAATATTCCTGCATGTCCGGCCGCGGGAGAAGTTCTTGGAACTCTTCCTTGATCTTGTCCCAGATCGTCGGGAGGAAGATCACATCTTCCATACAGTATTTCATGATGGCTTCTTTTTCCTCATCCGAGAATTTCTCGGGATTGGAAATGATCAAGTCGCGCATCTTGGTTTTGTGAGCGGTGTCTCTGATCTGGCCCGTGAGTTTGTAGGTCGCTTCGGCCAAAGAATGCGTGGGCTTAAAGCCTTCCGACTTCTCGCCCTCTTGGCGCTCCCATTTGGGCTTTGGCTTTTTCGTCATGCGGACTTTGCCGTCAACGAGTTGTTTTCCGTAGAGGAGTTTGTCGTTGTGATTGGTGATCAGGCGGTACTCGATGAAGAGGTCGATCCACTTCCACGAAGTCGGGTTTCCGCCGAGCGCCATGATGGAGCGCGCTTCGGCGACGCACGAGTATCCAAGGATCAGATCGAAGTCCTTAAGGTACTTGAGCAATAATTTTTGGGCGTTCGGGCGGTTATGTAACCACCAACGAGTACGCTTCCCACTTTCGAGCTCGAGAGTGCAAGCGCAGACAAGTTTTACCTTGGGCTCAACGACTTCCGCGAACTCGAAATCGATCACGACGGCTTTCCCCACGTCTCGATTTCCCCTCTTTACAGAACTGATGTGCCGCCGTTATGCTTTCTCCGGTGGAAAATCGTCAAACAATAATTCAGCGCCTGACGCCCGAGGACGTAGACTTCATTAAGAACGCGCTCCGGCAAGCTAGCGTAAAGTGGAGAGGTCGAAGGGATTGTCTCCGCCGCGCGCGGAAAAAAGTTTTGGCGGGCCATACAAAAAGCGGCGCGCCTGTTTATAAATATCATTGGAAGTGTGCAGATTGCGGAAGATGGTTTCTCGACCCCAAGGAACTTGAGGTCGATCACATCACGGAGATTGGGGCTCTGGTTCCGACGATTGAGGGAATTGGAGAATTTGTCCTTCGGGTTCTTGCGGAGCCGGAGTCTCTTCAGGCGATGTGTTTGGGCTGCCATCTATCGAAGACCAAGAGATACGCTTCTGCCCGCTCACGATGGCGACGGAAACACTCCCGAGGCCAGGAAAATATTGATGCGTCTCAAGCTCTGGAGTGTTCGGATGACGATGCTTGAGCATCGTTCTAATAGTTTTCAATTCTTTTGGTATCAATATGTCTAGGCAATCCGGACAAGTGATTTGGCCTAGAGCCGTTCGGTATTCTTCGCCGGGCTGGGCGTCTGTCCATTTTGTGACATTGCAAAGAAGTCGGAATTGATCTTTCTTTCCTTCGGCCTGCCAGCCGTAGGTGCGGTGGATCTTTTTGTCGCGGTAGTAATGAACCATGTTTCCCCTCTAAATCCCCGCCCGGAGAATGGTCTCCGGGCGGGGCAACACAGACACAATTTAGTAGTATGTATGTAAGCTATAAATTGTTTAGAAGGCTTCTATAACTAGAGGCCCAAAAATTCCATAGTTTTCTTTCCAATCACGCCGCTTCCAGGTAAACCATTCTGCTTTTGAAAAGCTGACACGGCTTTCTTAGTGCGCGGGCCGAACTCAGTGTCTACCGCGAGTTTCGGCTTGGCCCCTTTCTCATTGAGCGCACGTTGGAGGGACGCGACCCGATCCGACCTCTCGCCGTACTTCGGAATTTGGCCCTGGTCGGCGACCTTCGGGACTTTGGGCTGAGTAATTTCTTTCGCCACGTCCGGGAATGGTCGGACAAATCCAACCCAATAAGACGCGGATCGCTCTGTAAGGTAGCTTCCGCCGCCTTCCCGAACCACTTTGTCACCCGCTTTACCTTTCGTCGTATTGCCGCCATTACATAACATCTTAGTTGGTTTATCCATCCAGCGCTTGAAGTTCTCCGTGTGGCCGGTGCCCTTTGTTCCGATATGGATAAGGATATCCCCGGCCTGGGCATCTTTGACGAGACCTCTAAGTAGGCCCACGACTTTCTTAGAAGCATTCCACACAAACTGAACGCCGCCGCTGAGAGGCACGAGAGAAACTTTATTCGTAAGGATCTCGGCGATACCGACTTGGGCTTGTTGTTGGTACATGCACCACGCCCAGCCTTTCTTTCCGCCGCCGACTTTCTGGGTCATCTCCACCATGAAGCCGTCGTTCTCGTTGGTCTTCTCGCGCACTTTTAGCGCGGTGTAAGCGTCGCCGCATAGAGCGGTGATCGTGTTGCCGTCACCGGCCTCGCACGCTTTTTTAAGTTCGGGCATGTTGAGCTCGACCATCTTTGCAATCAAAATGTCTTCGAGTTCGCGCGGCATGTTTTTTACACGCGGCGATTTTGGACGGTAGCGTTTCGGATTGAAAGCCATATTTCCCCCTTTGTATGGGAAATTTATGGCCTACGAAAAATCAAGTTACAACTGGAAAGTCGTTGCGCACGAGTACAAAAGCATCACTATGGCAAGACTTGAGAATGAAATCAAAATGAACAAAATAACATTCAAGGCCTTGTCTAGGAATAGTCTCATGGCCGATGTACCACAGCGCCAACGCTATCGAGCGCGTCGAGCTTGATGCGGAGTCTGTCTATCTCGCCTGAACACGCGCGAGTGATGCGGCACATGTTGATCATGAATGCCTTACTCGCGGCTTGAGACTCTGCGGGCACGAGGAGCGCCTCCTCCATCACCGTGCTCCAGCGTTTCTTTCTGATCTTTCCGTCTTGAGGGGACTTCACTTGAAGGAGATGGTTCCATTGTTCGCCAACGTAAATTTCTTCCTCGGTCATAGACATGCGGCAGTATCCGCACTGAGGCTCACCGATCTTTTTCATGCAGGTCGGATTTGGCCGGGCCAGTCTATACTCTTTCCCATTCACAATCTTCGTTTGGATTCGCGTGCTCAAGTGACGGCACGCAGGGACGTTTGGGACCTTCTCCTTCATCCACGGCATCGTGGCACAGCCGCATAGAAGACTAACGCTTAAGGTTCCAAAGATTAAAAAACGCATGATTGGCCTCCTCTTCGGCTTTGTCCCAATCTTCATCGCTCACATCTTCCGGGAGTGCGCGGCGTTTCTCAACAGAAGATATGTAGTCTTGGCCCTGATCAGTGGTCCACACGTAAGTGTTGAACTGAAAGGCGATCAGCCCGAGGTTGTGGCCGATGTATTGAACGATAAATTCGACGAGTTCTTGAACGACCTTGCCGAAGAAATTCCCCTGGCCAGCAAGCCAGGGGACCTTCACGTAGACAGCGCCCATCACGGCCTTGGTAGTCACGGCAACAAAGTCCTCGCCAAACTGATTTGCGAGATCTTCAATGTCGATCGTATCAAGGCCCATGAGTTTTACGCCTGTGCCGGAGCTTCGGGTTTGGTCTGGAGGCCTTTAACTTCGATGCCGAAGAGACCTGCCAGAGCTTCTACGCCTTCATCGGCATATTTGTCGGCCCAATCGGGCAACAGGTCTTTCGCTTTCGCGGCGATCGGCTGGAGCGCCTTTAGCACCGGAAACGAAAGGCTCAAATTCAGTTTGAAGAAACCGTCTTCCGCGCCAACGACCACATTACCCTTGCCGCCGTCACCGCCGAGTTTGAAATCGTCCTTATAGAATTCTTTTTTCATGCTTCCCCCTGGAATGGATTTAGTTACGTCTGCCTTTGACCATAAGGCGTAACTCTCCAATTTCCAAGGCTTGTCTATCGGATACTTTGTGAAGCTCGCGAACTTCGCTATTGAGATGCACGAGGTCATCCTTAATGAGCTTGGTCAAGGTCTGTAATTGAGAGTTCATGACTTTAAGATCGCCGACCATTCCGGCGATCTGGAGATTGGTCGCGACCACATTTGCATTTGTCGTGACCATCGACTCCTCGACTTTTGTCACGTTCTCTTTAAGGGCATTGACAATATCTTTTGAGGCATATGTTCCTCCCCACAGGTTCCATAAAAGAACGATCGTACTGATTGAGACAGTGCCTCCGCCCACTACGGCGGCGCCCTTGGATATCGCTACAGAGCGGCGTTTACGGCGTAGGATTTGCTGAGTTTCATCCACCATCTTTCCCCCTTGAAACGCAGAATATGCACGCCACGGGCCATGGGGTAGCCCCGGCGTGCTATGTCATTACTTAATACGGCGGGCCTTTAAAGAGCCGAATGCCGTGGCAGTCGAGGTTGTGAACGAAGCCGAGCCTACTAAATAAAATGTCGTGGGCACTGAAATAACCTTGGTAGTCGTGGGCACGGCGACAATTTGATTGCTAAGCGCGCCCGAAGGCCATGAAAGCTGCGTGTATCCGCCATCCAGAGGCTCAGTGGCATGAGTTGCGGATACCGAGCTAATTGAAGCCGCCACACGTGTGCCGTTGCCGTTTAGATAGATACCGGCCATCGCGGTCAAATCCCACTCTCCCGGTTGAAGCGTGAGACTTACGATATTGGCTGGAGTAGCTGAAGTGAGAGATATCGCCGAGCCAGATTGCAAAATCGCATTCTGGACTTCACTCACGCCGTAGACTGAGAATATTGTCGGATCGACAAATTCGGTCACGCTAAAGAACGTCGCATCGTCCGTGATCACATCGTAAGAAGTATCAGCATTAGATTTAACGAAAATTTCAACGTAGTCCCCGGCGTTCAGGTCAAGCTCTGCATGGACGGCGTTAGTGGCCGTCGCCGCTTGGGAATACTGCCTACGAACGCTGGAGCCATTCACGTAGATGTGAACGAAATAGGCCTCTGCCGCTGTAGTATTAGAAAGCGAAAGAGATCCAGTTACGTTATATCTCCCGGCACGTGGAACAACGTAGCGATTGTTCGTGGCATCCCAACGGACAACGTTATCTTTCGAAACAGTCCATCCCGTTACTTTCGTCAGTGACGTCGAGCTCACTGTTTGCGAGCTAGTTTTAGCGGCACTGAATTTAGCACCCATCAGCATCGTGTCGGTGGTGGACAGTGTCGTGGTTGCCGTCCAGCCCTCAATGGGAACCGTAGCATCGATGGACACCGTTATAGTGTTTCCTAGGATTCCGTTCCCATTTTGTTTACCTAGGGCCGCAAAGGACGCGTTTGATAGTCCGAAGGTTACATAGCTCTTACTTGGTTCGCGCAGTACGTAAAATGATCCCGCTAGATTTGAAGTAGAGATCATCGTTCCAGCATTTTCCAGCGATACGATCGACGAGCTTGAAGTCAGCCCTGTTGGCAAACTCATCTGTGCCTCAACTGCCGTCGTCGTGCCAGTAGTAAACCGCCCCATAATTCGGAGGTTCACACCTTCCCGCCAATACTGTACGGCGATATTGGCAACGGTTCCAAAGCCTTGAAAATTTGGCGTGTAGGTCGAAGGAGCCGTTGTAATAGTCCCTGGCACTACACTCTCAGGTCCAATCCGCAGATTGATAAAATCAAATGTCCACGCGGACGCATTCGTCGACGTCACATGAAAGATCAATCGGTAGTCTTGAGACGTGCTGCTATAGGGATAGAAAACGCCCGTGAAAAGTGTCGAGTTGGCGCTTGCCGCAATCGACCCATCTCCCGTAAGCGACAAAACATTCAACAGCCTGGTCGCATCGCGGTCATAGACGAACACGCGAATATCCCCGCCTGCGTAGTTCGAAGAGGTCTCGTAAGGAAACTGAATGACAATCGGCCCGCTACTTCGCGCGTCAGTGCGATCGAGCGTGAAATCGTAAGATACGCCCTCACCTTGGCCGTCGGCGGCCGATTTTGAAATGCGAATGTTTGAACTTCCGCGTAGAGGGGACGAGGTATTGAGCGCAACAGTTATCGCGGCGGGACTTCCCCCCGTCCCGTCCACCGGGACGGCCGACGCGCCGTCATCGTAGACGTTGAGGCCGTTGACAGTCTTTCCATCAAACAGAGTCGAGGCGTAATTCTTTCCCCCCGAACCACTTCCGGAGCCGGTGCCAGATCCCGACTTGAGTTTCCACCGGGTGTCGGTCGGAGAGTAGAACAGTTCCACTGAAGAACTCGGGGAGATAGTAATAGGAGAGCTGTCGGGCAAAGTGATCCGATCGGCCGCACTCGCATTGGAGTTCTCGTGCTCGATCGTTACCGAAGCCGAAGAGGCATTGTGGAGCACGACCGTCTTTGAGGCATGTGCGGAATTCAAACCGCGGACCGAGGTCGCCGTCGATCCCGTGAAACGCACGATCGTCTTCGCGGCCGAGAGTTGGTTGATCGTCGCCGACGTCGCGACGTCTTGAATGATCAACTGTTGCGCGTTCACTTTCAGAGGGAAGTTGGTCTCGATATCGTCCGGACCCACGGTCACTTTCGTGGTCGGCGTAGCCGTCCCGGTTTCCGCGGTCTGCACTTCGAGCTTGGTTCCTTGAGCCGTCGAAGTGTGGGCTTGAGTTGCCGACGCCCGCACGCGTGCCGATGTGCTCTTGGCCGTCGCGTTATCCGTCGTTCGGAAATTCAGATCGCCGATTACGTCGTTGTTCTGAGTCGATCCGTTTCCCGAAGAGCGGCCCTTTTGAAGGCTCAACTGCGCGCCGTTCGCGCTGTCGGCCGTGTAGTCGGACTTGATCCCGAGAGATCCCGCAACGTGGAGATTGGTTTCCGGCGTCTGAGTGCCGATCCCCAACCGGCCGTTGATCAAGCGCATATGCTCCACAGCGGAAGCGGTGCCATCTGGAGTGGTCTCCCAAACGAGATACGCACCGGCCGCGGCGTCGGTCGCATCGTCACTCGCAATGGCGCGCATCGTGGCCACGACCATCGTGTCGCCGTCATCATTCTTCACCGAAAAGCGGAGTTCGCCGATCTCATCGCCATCGAGAACCTGGCCATTGTTTGCCACGCGAGACTTCAAGAAAGTGAAGAGCGCGCCAACTTGATCGGCCGAAGTACGTGATACCTCGAAGGTCGAGTCAGTTCCGGAGATTGAGGCTTTTCCGGTCGATAGGTTAATGCGGAAAACCTCAACGTCAACCGAGCCCGTGTAGAGCATGAACTTCCAGTAGAAGTTCGGGCTTCCCTCGTTTGTCGTATCGACCCAGTATCCGCCCGCGGTCGTTTGTGGAGGCCTGGAAGTCCCGCTAAGCCCGGACATCACCGCATCTTTGAAGTCATCAAGGATGGCGGCAAGCTGCGTGCCCGAAGTGGTAGAAGGATTGATTGACGAAAAAACATCCTGAGACATGGTTCCCCCTGATTAAATGACTTCGTTGTTCAAACGACCGTAGCCCTTCACTGCAATATCAACGACACGCGAAACCGGGTCATCGTTTTTGTCGTAGATCCGGATTAAAAGGCCATTCACATCTTTGTAGTCAAACTCCCAATAATCACCGCTCTCAGCCCCGTCAATGCTCACCTGCACGTTGGGACTTGGCGTCGGGCCTTTGAACGGAGGGTCGTAGAGGATCTCCAAACCATCCATCGCGTCCACCGTCTGGTTTTGGTAGGACTCAATGCGGTCAGGCATATCGACTTTGATTGTCCCGCTAAATACCCTAGGGCTTACGCTAGGCTTTCTGGAAATCAACTTCAAGCGGAATTGAAGAACTCTGGCCGTCACGTCGCCCATAATGAAAGGCCGCCATTCCGTGAAGCTCTCGGTCGCCCCTTCATTCAAGGCCGTGATCGAGTCAAGCGTAACCCAATTCGCTATGACGTTGAGTTCATTCGTGCCGCGGTATTCCGTAATCACGTCCCACTCGGAATAGCGGCTGTTGGCCAGGGCGACCACGCTGTCGAGCGTGACCCAGTTTTCCATCACATCTTCAACCGTGTACCCCTCGGCCTGGACTTGACTTTGGATACGGGCTGTATAAATGGCGCCAAGATCTACAAGGTTGGAATAGTAATAGATCCCCTCTTCGTAGTATTCGGCCGTATCAATGCCGCCGACCACTTTGTTGTCGAGGATTAGAGCCCCGCCCACATTCACCACTCGGTCAAAGCCGCCTTCCCAATCAGGAGAGTCGGAGACCGTCTCGATGATATTCAGATTGAAAAGATTGGGGATCGACGTGATGGCTATTGCAGCGTCAGCCGATTCATTTCCGTTGAAGTCCACGGCCTTGATCAAGTAAGTGCCGGTGCGCGCCTGGGCGCTCGCAAGTGTTCCGTTGCGATCGATGCGAAGAAGTGGAATAGATGCTTGCCAGCTTGCTCCACTCACAAGCGGCGAATAGCGGATCAGGTATTCCCGCACATCGCAGTCCGGGAGTTGAGGCCAGGATAATTGGATCACTTCATTCGTGATGTCAGTCGCGAGGTTTTCCACGTTGCTTGGGGGCGTGGATTTGGAGGCAACGGTCGCACTCACGGCAACGGCCGATCCCAGATCGATCTTCTTCCCCGTGGCCGAGACTGCGAGAACTTTAAAATTAATCTCGGCGCCTAGGTTCGACTGGCTTACAGCATATCGGTAAAGCGTCGATCTCGTGGTGCCGACTTCCGAGTAGCCTCGGCCCGTGTCGGCGAGGATCGAGAAATATTCATAGATCGAGTTGTCGGGCACGCCCCAAACAAGATCGACAAAGTAATCGTAGCCGATGCCCATATCGGAACACTCATAGCCGAAGTCAGCAACGGTTAGATCTTTGACAGGACCAGGCGCCGCAAAGTTTGGGTCTGACGTCTGAGAAATCTGCGGGTCGTATTCGGGGATGTCTCCCGTGGACTCGTAGTCGTAAATTCCATCGGCCTTCTCAACTAAAACAATCTGAGCCGACATATCGTCGTTAGGGGAAATCGACTTCACGATACAGTCGTAAACAATTTGGCCCATGACTCCAATGGCGATGAGGTCTCCTGCCTCCGGGATGTTCGGGCCGTCGAGTTCAAACGTGTCTGGCTCAAGTGCCGTCAAAGTAGAAGTGTAGATCTGGCCCGTCTTGGCCCGGAAGGTGAAGCCGTAATCCAGGAGCGGATCAATGTCGAGGTCATCATTAATCGTGATGGTATTCCCTGCGACCGTCTTCACTCTGGCCGGGAAGCCTCCGACCCGCATTACATCTTGCGTGAGTTGAACATAGTCTCCGCGCGTGCAGACTAAGTGTTCGAAGTCCACCGTGATGGACATGGTTTCTTGGCGGAGTTTGTTCTGTGCGATCATGAAGCGGCCAAAGCGCCACGCTTGCTCTTGAACCGTGCAGGCGAAAGAGGTCATGTCTTCTATGAGTGTGGCGTTGTCCTTATCGTAGCCGTCATCGTAGGCTGTAACTTCGGCCACTTCCCAGCTATTGGCCGGGTTGATGTACTTGATGTTAAGACCGTGAGGGCGTGAAGAATAAATGCGCGAGCTCGAAAACTCGCGGGAATTTCTGGGCGTGAATATCTGCACCGGAACGGTCTTTAGTCGGTCAACGAGAACGCCATAGCGGCCATCAATAATGTTTAGACTCGACTGAGAAGCTCCGCAAACCTGGCCCAAGAGATTTTGAAGACTGGAAGCGTAGTCGAGAACAAAATTGCAAGAGAACCTTGGCGACACGTAATCGAAACCTGGCGGTGGATCTGGGATCTCATCACAGAATTCCGCCCACTCCATTATCGAGTCCATATGGAGACGTGATTTATCTACGGCCTTTTTATTTACCTGGCCGGTCAAAAGATCACAGAATACCCAGGCCGGATTTGACGAGTATTGCTTCTCCCAATTGCTTCCATCGTAGACATCAAGAACCGAACTCACTACGCCGGAAAGGTTTGAGAGCGTCCCGTTCAACTGGCTTGTTGCTCTAATCCTAAGCTCCATGAATACATGGCGCTTTTCGGTGATGACCGGCGGCCTCGCAAAGCGAGTGGTGATCCCCGTCCACGTAAGTCGGTCGGCCACGTTCGTCGTGTACGGGCCACTGGTTGCGAGGCGCTGGACACGGACTTTGTATTGACCTGGAGCCTTCGGCGTGAACTTGAAAGTTGAGTAAACCGGCGCGGTGTCGGATCTCTTAATCCGAGCGCGGCCGAGAGTATTTGTTCCGGAACGAAATCGATCCGCATTCGTCCAAGCGCGGTAGTTCTCGGCAGGATTAGTCTGCCCTTGATAGAAGAAAGCGACGTCCGAGATGTAGGGATTGACATTTTCTTCCATCGTAAGAATGCGATAAGTATTGTCGGGCCCATAGACCGAGATCGAGGCGATGGTCCCGATGTAAGTAGGTCCGCGGAAGACCGGCGCTCCGACCTGAAGGCCGAAGCGGTTCTTAACCACAAGGCCCTTTTGATTTCCATTGAGGCCTATCCTAATGAGTCTGACGTAGAGGCCCGCGAAATCGTGGACCTGTGAATACGGCACGGAATACTTGTAGATCCCCGAGTCGTTGTCGGTGATTACAAAGTAGGTAGAATCGACCGGCGACGTCGGCAGCAAGATCTCAAGCGCGATGTCGTAGAGAACCGTGTCACCTCCAGCCGACGTGAAGGTCGAGACGTAGGCCATGTCGTTCCACTTGCGCCACACGTTTTCGCCGACCTTCGAGAAAGAAATATCCAAATCAATTTGGCGGTAGTCCCTAACTCCCGTAGCCGAGAAGCCGTAAAGGCCAATCGGATTTGTAAACCCTAGGGAAATTTCTTGACCGGAGCCGTCGCTATTGGGAGCGGAGTTTCTGATAGCCTCCCAAGTATCTTGCGGATCTCCGTCGTTCTTGTTTCCGTCGAGCCCTACGCCAAGTTGTTCGCCTTCATTGTCTCCCTTATAGATCGTGAAATCATTCTGAAGGGCCTTATCCCAGGTCCCTTCATCGGCTACAGGTCGATTCAAATCCACGAAATTGAAATCAAAATCTTTGAAGTTCGTCGTATTGAAAGGCGTGTCCCCGATCATGAGATTCGAGACGCTAGCGGGCCCCATCCCGAAATCGTAAATCGCGTAGAGGTACTGGACGAGTTCCCCAGTAACCGGATCGGTCTCGAGTTCTGTGTAGGGAGTAGCCGCGACGTTTGGGAAAATGCGATGCTTCCCATAAACGCGCGGGACAGTCTCAAACCGGCGAACCGTATTCGACTGGCCGGTGAGAGTGTACATTTGCGAGGACTCGTAGCTTTGTTGGCCGCCGAGAGTGCCAAGGCCCTCTGGAACTGGCGGCGGGATGAGCGCATTGAGTGCGAGGCTCGCCCCGATTGTCACAGCGGATACCGCAAGCGCCCCGTAGATACCTCCGCCAACGGCCGGACTCAAGAACACGGACGCCACGACGGCAATGGCAATGATGAGTACTTGTTTAAAGAGCCCGCCGCTATCCCCACTTGTAATCAATGGAGCGATAAGGACGCGATCTTCTTTTTTAGCGGCCGTGACTGGCCACATGTCGCTTTCGATCTTATGGCCATTGATGAGAACCTGAAAGACATCGCCGTAGAATTTATCCTTAGGCATTGGGATCTCTGACAATACGCGCGGGACGAGATCCGAGATCAATTCCCCGTCAATGATTTCAAGTTCGCGGTCGTGCCTGCTTGTGTTGTCGAAGGAAAATTTAATTTTTATCATGTGGTCAATTCCCTATGGCGATAGAAGCCCGAGATCATGCTCTCGTACTTCTTTAGCCTTTCGATGCAGCTACCGATACCTCTAGCTGAGTGGAGCATGAATTGACTGGATATGAAAATTCCAATGTGGCTCTCGATCCCGTACAAGCGAACAATGACCAAATCCCCAAGCCGTGCGTCCTTACGATCAACCTTAACAAAGTCCCCTCGGTTGGAAGCAATGAGGGTCTCCACTTCGCGACGGTCAGGAGTATTCCCCTCGTAGTATTCTTTAATCTCAAGTCCTAGTTCCTGGCGGTAGAAATCTTTAACGAGATCTAGGCAATTCTTTTTCTCGTATGGGATACCGATGTACTTTGCCAAGTCTGCCATTAGAACAGCCCCGGAAAGTTTGAAGGGTTATATCTCTCGCTAGTGATCTCTACGTTCAAGAAATTGTCGAGCACGATCTTGGCCGAGATTTTCGTAGCGTCGTAAATCACAGAGTTGATCTTAAGATCCTCTACTGGGATCTGGACTACATCTGGCATGGACGCAAGAATGAGTTCGATCTTGCAATCCATTTGGGTTGTCACGCTACGGATCTCTTCGATCAAATCGAGGGCCACGTTGTCGAAGTCGATGTTAAAATCCCTTAGCGTCTCGCCGTCATCAACAGGAAAGCGAATTCTCATGGGGAATGCCTGAAACACTTGGCCGCGGGATGTGATGTTTTCCGTGTTGTTCACGAGACGTATGTCATCAAACGACTCATGGGAGATAGTCACAAGCACCAAGAACGGATCATCCGACTCCTGGGCGAATAGCTGAGCTAAGAGTTCAGGGCTAAGTTGATTGGCCATCAGGGAATGAGCTCCCAGCGCATGTTAACGCGGAACTCACGTCCGCCGAGCGGGATAATAGTCGGCGGTTCTGCAAAGCGGAATTCAGATGGCACGCCCGTCATCGGATGATTGAACCCGAAAGTCTTCACACCATTGTTGAGCGTGTTCCGATAGAACGTCTGGAGGTCCTCGTAGAGGTCAATGTCTATGTAGATCGTAGACTGGAGGAGATCCACGCCGCGCGTGTAGCGCGAGCGAACCTTGGCCGGACCACCGTCAACGGTAGAGCGGACGGTCGTGTCTCCGAACTGGATTTGAAACGAGTCCACGTTCAAAACTTGTTGAAAGGACGCGGGCCAGAGTTCCATTACGATCCTTTCCTCTGGAGACCATATGACTGTTGCATTACGCGGTCATATTTACCGTTGGCGATGCCCTCTTTCACCTTGTTGGTGATCAAAATTTCAATCGTGCGCTCTCCGTTGGGGCCAACGCTTTCTTTGGTCGTGGCCTCGGCACTCGTATAGTTATTTACGACCACATTCACGGGAGTAACTTGGGCCTCGACACCGAGGCGCCCGCCCGCGCCGCGCGCGAGAGGCAAGATCGCCTCGGGCCCGGCTTCTCCCATGAGTCCGGTCTTGCCGCGGCCGTATCCGAACATCGTCGGAGAGTTGACTACGCCGCCGGTAGCAAACTTTTTAAGTCCCTTGTCGAAGACGGCGCCATTCGCCGCGCCGATGTTAGGACTTGCGTATTGAGTTCCGGCCGTAGCTCCTCCGCCAGCGGTAGAGCCGGAAGTCGCAAGCGCATTCGCAAGCGGCTGGAGGATCTGAGCACGAATGATGATGCGAGTGAGATCGTCAATAACACTCTGGGCGAATTTCTTGAAATTGAATTCGCCGGTCTTGATGAACTCAAGGAAGCTGTCCTCGACCGTTTGGAAAGTGTTCGTAATGAACCCGGCCATTTGCTGGGTCGTGGTTCCGAGTTGATCCACGTAGGCTTGAGCGCCCGCGCGGAGAGATCCGCTTGCACTAAACTCGTAGGACACCTTTGCGAGTTCTAGATTGAACTCTTGAACTGAAATCCGTCCCTGGTCGAATTGATTGCGAAGCTCAGCCATGCGGCCTTCGGAGACCGCGCGATTAAATTGCTCAATCGATAGGACCCCGTCTTTCAACTGACGGTTCAAGTTCTGGCGCGTGAGTTCGCCGAGACGTTTATTGTACTCGAGGAGATCGAACTTACCTTCGCGGAACTCGCGGTTCAATTTGTAGAGCTCGAAGTCGACTAGCTTCTCACCGTACTGAGAGGCGTTAATCTGACCCTTAATAAATTCTTGGTTCAAACGGCCGAGAATATCCTTGAGCTTGTCGGCCTTCTCTCCGGCATTCCCGTAGAGTTGTTCCAAGTGCTTCAAGTAGTCCGCGCGACGTTTGGCGGACTCATCCTCTGGGCCAGAGAGAACATTATAGGAGTTCTCGATGTCTTCTCGGATGGAAGCCGCAAAGGCGCGAAGGTTATTCGCGTTGTCTTTGAATTTCTTTTGGGCACGGTCAAAAGCACCGAAGCTGAAGCGGCTGAAGAAACCATAGATCGCGGCATCAGCATCTTGGAAACCGGCGGCGAGTCTGACAGTCACAGCGACAAGTTCTAGCGCCGTGTTCTTAAGTGCCTTCATGTCGTCAGCCAAAACCACGATGCTGATACCGATTGCAGTAAGCGCCGCGCCGAGCGGGTTCAAAGCGAGAAGTCTTAAAGCCGCGCCGAGGCCGTAGGCCGCGGTCGTGAGAGACGGAAGTCTCGCGAGGAGCGCCGGGATCTGGGTCGCCGCGAGACCCGCAAGACCAGCCGCCAAAAGCGGAATGCGGTCGATCAGCCACTCCACGGTCTTTGCGAAGTTTCCAGAGATGTTGAAGTCCTTGTTGAGTTCTCCAACCGTAACCTTGAGACCATTCAATGCCTTCACGAGAGTCTGACCGATCGTCGGCGTAAGCTGTTGGGCCTTGGCGTTGATATCGTCCATGTTCCTAAACAAGACGCGCATCACATCCGCTGCGGTGATCGCGCCATCCGCCGCTTTCTTGAAAATGTCTTTCCCGAATTCCTGACGGAGAAGAACTGCCAACGTGGCGTTCTGTTCAAGGACAGATCGAAGTTCCTGGCCACGGAGTTGGCCACTTGCAAACGCCTGACTCAACTG